CTCTACTCTACACTCGGGCAAAAATAAAAGTTTCGTTTTTTATACTATATTTGTGAAATATGAAAGGAAGGCCACGCAAACCCGTTGATTTAAAAAAAATGGAGGGCACTTTTCGCGCAGACCGAAACCTCGAGCAGCCGATGCTGGTTGAGTTGAGTGCTGGAGTTCCACAACCACCCGCGCACTTAAACAAATTGGGATATGAGTACTGGGATATCACCTGTAAGGAGTTATTGAATAACAACCTACTCGCTGGCGCAGACCTCGGTCTTGTGGCTGGTTATTGCAATGAGTTGGGATTATACAAAGCGGCCTGTGCAATGACAGAAAAGGAAGGCGTTGTAATTGTAAACAGGTTCGGCGATCAGGTTGTAAATCCGTGGTATGGCGTTCGGAGTGGTGCATTAAAGCAAGCCACTCAAATGGGGCAGCTCTTTGGAATCACGCCAAGCGCTAGGGCAAAAATTGAAACAGGCAACGTTAAGCCTGCCAGTAAACTAGAACTATTGAAAAAACAAAAATCCGCATAATATGGAAAAGAAAGTTAAAAAGGCCGTAAGTAAGGCCGCGTTTGAAACTGCTCACGTGAAGATGAAAGCCGAGCGCACCTATCGCGAGTATAGAGTGCAACCTTTTGGGCAGGGCTTTATTGTTGAATCCAATCAGGGCAGCGGCTGGAAATGCTGCGGCGGTGATGGGCTTTGGAATCACGAGCCTAGAATCTACAGAAATTTGCAACTTGCTGAGCAGGCGGTAAATTATTTTCTATCTCTGCGCCCTGAGTGAATTACCACGATTACGCTCTAGCTGTTACCTCTGGCGAGGTTGTGGCGTGTAAGCACGTGCAAAACGCTTGCGCTAGATATTTGCGCGATCGTGAGGGCTCGGAGTTTGTTTTTGATGAGGTGGCAGCGGAGCACGCTATTACCTTCATACAGGAACTGGAGCACACAACAGGCGAGCACGCGGGGCGTAACTTTATACTTGAGCCGTGGCAGGCTTTTATTGTTGCCAATATTTTCGGATTTATGCGCGATGGCTTTAGGCGCTTTACGCGCGCCTATGTTGAAGTACCGCGAAAAAATGGTAAATCGACGTTCAGCTCTGCGATTATGCTGTATGGCTTGCTAGTAGACGATGAGCCAGCCGCGCAGGTTTACAGCGCTGCTACAAAATTGGATCAGGCTATGATGGTATTTGGCGAATCCGTGCGGATGTGCCAGAATATCGGCTGGTTGAGCGAGGCGGTAACTGTCAACAATTCAGTCAACAATCGCCGTATCTTGTACGGGCAGAGTATTTACAGGCCGTTAGAGTGGAATCCAAACAAGCAGGACGGACTTAATAGCCATATGGCTGTAATTGATGAATACCACGCGCACCCTAACGACGAACTTTATAACGTAATCCGCAACTCAATGGGGGCGCGGAGGCAGCCGCTGCTGTTTACAATCACGACGGCAGGCTTTAATAAGGAGGCACCGTGCTACAAACACCGCCAATTCTGCGCGAAAGTGCTGGAGGGAGCAATTGTGGACGATTCGCTGTTTTCTGTGATCTATACGCTAGATGAAGGGGACGATTGGACAGATAGCAAAAACTGGAGAAAGGCTAACCCAAACTGGGGAATTTCTGTTTACCCGCGCCAATTAGAGCAAGCGCTCACTGAGGCAAAGGAATACGCGAGCAAAGAGGTGGAATTTAAGACGAAGCTGCTCAATGTTTGGACAGATACGGCGCTAACTTGGATAAATGACAGCGACTGGATGCAGTGCAGCGACGAGGGCGCAATGGTGGGCGAATGTTACGGCGGCCTCGATTTGGCAACCTCTGGGGATTTTTGCGCTTTTACTTTGTATTGGCCAGAGACCTGCGCAGTAAAAACGTGGTACTATTTGCCTGAAGAGACAGTAAAGCGCAGAAACGACGCAGCAGGGCAATCCATACGCCAATGGGTGGCCGATGGGCTTATAACAGCCACGGAGGGCAACGTAACAGATTACGCTTATATTAAAGCGCAGATTTGTAAACTGGCAATTGATCACGATATTAAAGAGATTGCTTTCGACCGCTTTAACTCTAGCCAGTTGGTAATTGAATTGCAAAACGAAGGGCTCGAAATGTTTAAATTTGGACAGGGCTTTGTTTCAATGTCTGCCCCCACGATGGAACTGGAGCGACTTGTAAAAGAGGGTAGGCTCAGACACGGGGGGAATCCTGTTACGCGTTGGCAAATGGGCAATATAATGCTGCGCACAGATCCAGCGGGTAATATTAAAATTGACAAAGCCAAGTCAGGGGATAAAGTGGACGGCCCTGTATCTTTGGTTATGGCTTTGGGCACCTGTATGCAGGAAGCCGCAAAAAATATAAATTCAGATTTTTGGTTTGTTCCGTTATGAAATCAGACGCTTGGCTAACTTTTACAGAGTGTTTTATGCAGGAGTATTACAAAGAGCTCCCGACCTCCGCAACCTACCGCGAGGCCTACGATAAAATCGAGGCTCGATACTTTGCAGTATTTGAGCGTAATAAGTTTAAAAATTATGAGGTGTTTCGCTCTACTTTATCGCGGTGGCTAGAAAAAAATCGCCCTTAATAGTTGTAAATGTTACGATATTCTAGTTTTATTTTCGCCCTATGCAGTTTAGTATTAAAAGGCTTTTAGGCTTGAACGGTGTACAAAAGCGCAGCAATTTGGCCGCGCCTACCGAATGGCTTATAAATTCCTTAAATAGTGTATTTGGCTACCAAACGCAGAGCGGTCAAGCAATCAATCCGCGCACTGCGCTATCTATTGCCTCAGTACACGCTTGCGTAAGAGTTATTTCTGACGGTATAGCAGGCCTACATTTGAAACTTTACAGAGAGACAGTAAGAGGCAAGGAGGTTGTATTGAATAATTACGCAACCGTAGCCCTTAACGAGCCCAACAGCTACCAAACCCGCTACGATTTTGAAATATTTATGGTGGGCGCATTGGTGTTGAGGGGCAATGCTTACGCTTTTATCAATCGCGACGCCAGATATCTGCCTGTAGAGTTGCACCCAATTAATCCCGACTACGTTACGCCAGTGCTCAGCGATGGGCAATTATTTTACAAGGTAAACGCTAAAGGATTTCCGCCAATGATTCCAGCAGCCAATATGCTGCATTACAAAGGAATGTGTTTAGACAATCCACTAGTAGGGGTTTCGCCTATTGTGTTACACGCTGAGACGTTGGGTATTGATTTAGCCGCGATTTCAGGCAATGCTGGAGTATACAAAAACGGCGTACTTAAGTTTTTGCTTACTGCAGAGGGACAGATAAAGCCAGAACAGGCAGCGCCGCTAAAGCAGTCGCTTGATGACGTAATAGATGGCGCGGCTCGCAGTGCTGTGCTGCCTAATGGCGTAAAAATGGAGCGCTTAAGTTTGAGCCCAGACGAGGCGAAATATCTAGAGACGCGTAAGTACGACGTTGAAGAGATCGCCCGTATTTTTGGGGTACCCGCATCAATGATCGGCGCAAACACAACCACAAAAACAAGCACAGAGCAGGAGTATCAGGATTTTTACAGCCGTACCCTGATGAGCTACGCAATCAATATCGAAGAGGAAAAGCGTCGTAAATTGTTGACAGAAGTGGATAAAGTGGATATGTATTTTAAGTACAACTTTAACTCTTTGCTTAGGGCTTCTGCAAACGATCGCGCCGACTTTTACAATAAAGGTATCAGAGGCGGCTGGTTGAGCAGAAACGAGGCAAGGGATTTTGAAGATGCCAACGCTTTCGAGGGTGGCGATGAGTACCTAATTGAAAGCAATCTGGTGCCAGCCTCAAAAATTGATGCTTATATGGACGCCAAAATTAACCAATTGCTTGCAACTGCAGACAAAAACAACAATCCCGAGGGGACTAACAACCAAGAGAATATTTAAAATGAAACAAGAGCGCAGAACTTTTACAGGTACGGTAATAGCCCGCTCAGAGGGCGAAAATATGCCTAAAGAGATTGGAGGCATTGCCGCCGTAATTAATAGCGTTACGGATTTGGGCTATTTTGAGGAAGTAATCGAGCGCGGTGCGTTTGACAATGCTTTAAATAAAGAGTACGACATCCGCTGTCTATTTAACCACGAGGCCGAGCTTATCCTAGGGCGCACTAAAGCCAATACTTGCAACGTCTTTGTAAATGCCGACGGCAATCTTGAGTATACTTGGGTTCCAGATTACGAAAACCCTACACATATGAGCGTTGTTCGTTCAATTATGCGCGGAGATATCACCCAGAGCTCTTTTGCTTTTACAATTAAGGAGCAGAAGTGGGGCGAATCTAGCAAATACGGCTCTATGGGCAAGCGCAGTATTACAGTAATTGAGGATTTGTACGACGTTAGCCCTGTTACTTACCCCGCTTACGCAGACACTGAGGCCGACGCTCGCAGCATTGTTGCCTTACGTGATCAGGAGCGCGAAATCGAAGAGGCCAAAAGAAGCCAAGCCTCTGCCGATGTTATTAAATTGGCTTTATTGAGATACGAAAACCTTTAAAACAAAAACCAAAAAAATGAATAAAATTAAAGCATTGAAAGAAGAGCGTGGACGTTTGCTAGGCGAATTGTCTACCTTGCAAACTACTATCGAGCGCGAAGCCCGTAGTATGGCTGAAACCGAAACCAACCGCTTGAGCGAAATCGAGGCCCGTTTGGGCGCGATTAAGGCTGAGGTTGAAACTTTGGAGAAATTGCAAAACTTGGCATCTCAAGCCGCTGGCCACTCTGCTAGCCGTAGCGAGGAAAAGGAAAAGTCAGAAATGGCTAAATCTTACAGCTTCAAGCGTGCGATGGAAATGGCTATTTCTGGCCGTCGTGAAGGTATCGAGGGCGAATTTTCTGCAGTTGGTGGCAATGAGTTTCAGCGTTCAGGCGTAAGCGTAAGCGCTCACTCTATCAAAATCCCTTCTGAAGTATTTACTCGTGATATGACCGCAACAGGCGGAACCTCTGGCGATCAGGGTGGCGTAAACATCCAAACCTCTGTAGGTTCAATTATTGACGTTTTGTTACCCCGCACAGTATTGGCTGGTTTGGGCGTACAGCGTTTGTCTGGTTTGGTGGGTAACTTGGATTTACCAACTGCTCAAACTGTACCTAGCGCAGGCTGGAACACTGAAAACGGTACCGCTACCGAAAAGAGCCCTACCTTCAGCAAGGTAACTTTTTCTCCTAAGAGATTGGCTGCTTACATCCAAGTTTCTAACCAGTTGATGCTGCAATCTAGCAACTCAATTGACGGATACGTGCGTAACTGGTTGTTGAATGCAATGGCTCAATCTTTGGAAGCTGCTGCAATCAAAGGAGGCGGATCTAACGAGCCAACAGGTATAATCGCAAACGCTAACGTAAACGTAGTTTACGCAGGTGGTGCAACTTCTAACTCTACCAACGCTAACGGTATCGCTCCAGTATGGGCTGACGTTGTTAACTTGATGAAGGCTGTAGAAAATAGCAACGCTATGGGATACGCTTATTTGACTAACCCATTGGTAAAAGGTGCTTTGCAAAGCATCCCACGCCAAGCGTCTGGTGTTGAAGGTAACTTCATTTGGCCTTCTGGCGGTACTGAGTTGAATGGCTACCAAGTGGCTACTACAACCCTCGTGCCTTCTAACTTGAGCAAAGGATCTAGCAGCTCATTGTCTGCTATGATTTACGGGGCCTTCAATATGATGGCCGTGGCGAACTGGGGCGGAATGGAATTAGTGGTAGATCCATTTAGTGGAGCAACCGCTGGCTTGACAAATGTCATCCTTAACTCTTATATGGATGTGAATTTGTTGCAGCCTAAAGCCTTCGCTGTCTGCAAAGACATCGTAGCCTAATAATCTGCCCGCTCGGGGGCGTAAAAGTGCCGAGTGCCGAGGGTGGCCTTGACTGCGCCGCCCTCGGGCCATTATGAAAGTGAGATTTACTGCAAACCCAACAGGACGCTTTAACCTAAGTTACAACGTAGGCGAAGAGGTGATAATTGAAACTAAGCAAGCGATGCTTTTAATTGAGGCAGGCGTTGCGGTTGAGATTCCAGCGCTTACTAGTAGCAAGCCAAGCAAAAAAGGCAAGACAGTAAACCCAGAGACCGAACTCGACGCGGAATAAAATGTTTAAGGCTAGACAATACACGGCTTTTGCAAATGCAGCAACCGACTATATTAGTGTAGCGGATGCAAAGCAGCACCTTCGCGTAACTACTAGCGCAGACGATACCTATATTTCTGGCCTTATCTCTATGGCTTTAGAGGCCTGTGCTGGTTATTTGGGTTATTCGGTGCGTAAGGCAACGGCTCGCTATGGATTTGACTATTATACAGGCTTTCCTGCGCTTATTAATCCAATAAACGGGCTGAGTATACCCTCAGGCAATTATCTGCGCGTGAATAGCCGCGTATTGGCTGTAAATAATGTTTACTACGTTGACGATAATAACACGATCCAAACCTTCGCCGCTGCCGATTGGATAGTTTCACCTGACCCAATGAGCAACTTTACAAAAAATATCTTTATGAATGACGCGCCCACAAGCGTAACGGATGACGTAATAAAGTACATTGTTGAAGTAAGCGAGGGATTTAATCCAGTGGGCACGGCTAACGTTGCGCCAGATACTATTTTCCCTGCTGCAGTTAAGCACGCGGCGCTTTTATTGATTGGGCAGTACTACGATAATCGTATGGCTATCACTGTGGGCGTAAACAACACCCCGCTAAATTTTGGGTTTCACTATCTTTTGGACTCTTACAAAATTCCTGTAATTATATGAACGCAGGGCTAATGGATGAGCCTGTAAGTATTCAGCGCTACACCGAAACGACAGACACCAACACAGGCGAGAAACTCCAAACTTGGGCGGAGATTGCTGCACCGTGGGCGCGTGTTGTTGAATTGGAAACAGGTA